GGTCAGGTTTGCCATGGTTCAGATTCCTTCTGTATCAGCCGCTGAGGACGTCGGAGAGGTCGAGGATGGTGCGGTCGAGGCCGAGACGTTGGACCTGATCGGTGTTATCGGCGACGTAGCGTTCGTTTTCGCTACCGGCACGACCGGGACGCTCGATGTAGTCACTGATGCCGTGACGAGCGGTCATCTCGACCTTGGGCGAACGCTTGAGGACGTCCTCGACGTAGTCGCGGACTTCCTCCGAACGCATGGTCATCATGCGGTTGACGTGGCGATCGATCTGGTCGCGGTCGCCGATCGCGTACCCGAGCGAGGCGATCTCCCGGCACTTGGCCGTGAGCATCATCCGCTTAGCGGCCTGAGCCTCGCGGGCGTTGTGCCGCTGGAGTTCGGCAAGACTGCCGCGGAGTTCGTCGATCTGCGAACGGAGAGCAGAGTTCTCCTGCTCGTACCGCGAGACCGGGGAGGGATTCGAGTTCTTCGTGGTGGTCTTGCTCACGCCTTGTTCCTCGGTGCTGAAGTCGACGCTTTCGGCGTCAGTCGGAGGAGTGAACCGGTCGCTGCCGTGGTCCGCTCCCTTGTTCGTGTGTTCCATCTCATACCGGAGCCGCTTGCGGGTCTGGCGGTAAGTGGTCGTCCCGTCACCCTTCTTCTCGGGGTCCGAACCTTCCTCCTCAGCACCACCGTCGGTCGGGTCGGTGTCCATCCCACTGGGGGAAGCCATCCCGCCCCCGCCCTCCATGGTATCCATGCCGGAAGAAGCCATGTCGTTCTGGGTCGCGTTCGCCTGACCCTCTGCGAGGATCTGCGCCACGAGCGGAGCGATCTGCTGCGCCAGCGTCTGGGGGTCCATCATGTCGTCACAGTCCTCGGTGTAAACGTAACGGGCGATCTCCGCTCCGTTCTGCTTGAAACGCATGACGGGAAGCGAGAAGTGCGGGTACCGTCCTCCGAGCAGGCTCACGTTGGTGAGACGATGCTTTGAGGGGATCACTTCTGCAGACCGATACGGAAAGTCACCACGTTTGATTTGGTCCCATGCGTGACGGCTGATGTTGACGAAGTCAGCGTACAGGACCTTGCCGATGCGACGGAGGTTGTCGACGAAACCGACGCGGGGAGGCTCGGGGGCGTCCGGCGACTCCGGGGTGTGCCCGATCGTGACGCTCGGAAGCATCGCGTATCTGGCGTTGCCGTTGGCGGCTTCGATCGAGTCGAGTTTCTGGTGGAGGAAGTCAGCGACGCAGCGGTCCAACCAGACCTCGTCACAAACATACTTGCGGTCGTGGTGGGCCTTGAAGACCGGGACGTTGAGGACGTCGACGGAACCGTCTTTGTTCTCTTGCACGTCAAACATACGTGATGTACCTCGCGGTGCAACTGCTCGCCCCGGACCGCTTCAACCACACCCGACTCGGGACCACACTGTGCAAGTACACGGACCCACCGGCGGCAAGGTCGATTGAACCAGCGTCGTCAGCCGGAGCGGAATCACCCACAGCCACGAACATAGTCGTGCTGGCGAGGTCGTTCACGATGAACACCCCACACGCGAAGGAATCGTTCTCCAGTTGAACGTAAGTGGCCGCAATCGAAGCCTTGGAGCCGATCTTCTTCACCCTCTGCGACGAGGATGAACCCGTACCTACGACGTATCCTGCGTTGGCAGTCATTTTAACCTCATACGTAAATCACGTATCGAACGGTCGTGGTGCCCGTGGCGGTGCGGGCCACCCACACCTTGTTGGGGTTGACGTTGTGCAGGTAAATCGACCCACCGAGATCGAGTTGAATTGTGTTGGTGTAGTCCGCGTCCGCCGGGGCGTCGTCTTGATGAGCCACAGCCAAAGCGGCGGCAGAACCATCTTCAAACACCAGAAAGGCACCGCACGACAAGCCGGATTCGACGCTGGCCAAGTTCACGAACTTCCCAACGTTGGTCAGGCTGAACGAGCCGAACGACTTCACCCTCTGGGAGGATGAACGCCCGACGCCGACGACGTAGCCGGTACCCGCAGGCATCAGGACTTCTTGAATCGCTTCTCGACGCCCTCGCGAACGAGCGACGGCTCACGTCCGGATTGGAGAGCACCGGCCATCATAGCGGCCTTGGATAAGTTTTCACCACTCAACTTGGCGACGTTGGCCTTGCCTTCTTCGCTGCCCGCGACCTGCTCGGTGAGGAACCTGCGGCGGCGTTCGTCCGGGGTTGCATACCCGAGACGACGGTCGAGTCCGTCGAGTTCAGAATAAAAGTCTTGGTCGTCGTTCTTCATAAGGAATCCGCCCATCATTTCCTCGAGAGCCATGAGGCTCGGTAGTCTTCGGTCTTCTTCTTGACGCCCTTACCCTTGCCGGTCATTTCCGCAAGCATCACGTCCCGCGGAAACTCCGGCTCGCGGTCCTCGATCGAAGCGACCGCGGCGGGGCCTTGTTCGGAGTGGCGGCTGACGGACTTGAGGGCGTCGAGGCGAGCCTGACTCACGACGTGCTTCCACGCCTCCTTCAGGGGGTCGTCCCGTTCGAAAGACCGGTCGAGGTCCTCGAGAGCGTCGTCGTGCAAACGTTCGATCACCGTCTTGTCAACCCCGTAGTGCCCGTCGCTGACGGCGTCGAGGACGCGGAGGGACCGCTGAAGGGCACCCTCGAGGACGCCGATCCGGGTCAGACCACCGATAGACCGGTCCTGCGTGTGCTTGTCGCGATCGTACATACTCCACGCGACCGCGTAGGGGTTCTCGACGTCCTTCTTTCCCTTGAGACGCTTGACCACGTTCTCCATGCCGGGAGGGGCCACGTACCGGTTGATCTGGAAGGACCGGGTGGAGTACGCGACCCGCTCGAGTTCCCGGAACTTAGCCGTGGACGTGGGGTCGACCCTCTGCTGGGTCTTGCCCTGAGCACGCTTGCCGGAAGCACGACGGCTCTGGGCTTCCTTATCACTCTGGGTGAAGAAGAAGTCGGACACGACGTCGTCGTCGTCCTCACGAGGACTCTCACCGTAAGCGTGCCGATCCGTGCGGGGCATGGGCCGATTGAGCATCTTGTCGCTGCCCATTTCCTCGAGCGGACCGAGGTCCTGATCAGCGAGGGAGTCGAGCAGGTCGTCGTCGGTCCCGGCCTTTACCGCCGATCCGAAGGCCTGACCGATGGTCTGGCCTTCCACCGGCTTGTCGACGCCGATCTTCTTTGCGGCCTTGCCCTTGGCCTGCTCCACGAGGTGTTCCGCCCACTGGTTGACGGTCTGGCTGACCGACATCGGCTTTCCGCCCTGAACGGGGATCTTGCTTGGCATGTCTGGCACCGAGATACTCCTTCAAGGCGAAGCGGGCGGCGTCCTCCGGAGACCATCCGGACAGGACCCAAGAAATCACGAGGTCTTCGAAGATCGGATCACTTGAAAGTGATGCCGAGGAAACGCGCGAACGAGACTGCGACGCCGTTGTCCTTCTCACCGAGGGCCTCCCTCGCGGCGTACAGGGCACCGCTCAACATCACCCGCTGAACGTGACTCAGGTTGTCCCACTCGACGCGGTTGGCCTTGATCTTGTTGATCCGCTCAACCAGCATCTCGAGGTTCTCCTTGACGGTCTTCTCGCCACGATCGATCACAGTCCCGATCGGGACCTCGAAGGCGGCGGCGAGTTCCGCGTCGGCTTCCGACGGAACGTCCTTCTTGGTCTTGGCGGTCTTGCGGGGGGCGGGGGCCTCGACGGCGACAGCCGTCTCCCCGGTGAGGCGGGAACGGCTTCCGTCGATCGGTTCCAACGTGGTCTTGCTCATATCAGGTCCATCATGGCGTTGCCTCGGAATCCCTCGTCGGGGAACGTACGCATTTCCCCGTCGGCTTCCACGGCACCGCCACCTTCCGCCGCTGCTACGACCGTCCTTTGGAAGTCGTTCGCATAAATGCGAGTTTGTATAGGGTTCCCGTCCTTGCTGATCAGGCCGAACTTGATGGCGTCTGCCTTCCGGACCGGGCGGATCTTGCACCGGCAGTTGTACCCATTGGGAACCCAGATCAACTTCCAGATCGGATCGTCCTTGGACGCCACGAACCCATTCATCGCCTTGTGCAGCGGGCGGGACCGGTGGTCTCCCTGCGACAGGTACCGGTACCCGAAGAACAGGTCCGCGACGTCCGGGTCGTTGTACTGCTTCCACCGACCGGCACCCGCCGCACTGGCGGCGTTGGTGCGGAACACGGTCTCAATGTGGGCGGCAGTCGTCTCTGCGTCCTTGATCACTTCCTGAGTGAACCAGTCGCGACCGTGGCCTTCGACCCGGGCTTGGATCAACTTCTTCCGAATCCGCTCGAGTATCCTGCCGCTCATCACCCCGGAGACGTACCAAGCGGTCTGGCGGAGTTGCTCGGAGAGACCCTTGGGGCTGAGCACCCTCAGCACCGGGTTCTTCTTGGCGAGGGCGGAGACCGCCTCGGAGAACACCGGTCCGACGAGATCTACGTGCCGGTCCACCGACAGGACGGCGTCCTCATCCTTGGCCGTACTCAGACCTGCCATGAAGGAAGCCATGAGGACCTGTACCATGCGTTCCTGCATGGCCTCGAGGTCGGGTTCCTTGTCGTGCCATAGGAGTTGAGCCCACTTCTGGTACTCGGAAACGGTCTCCTCGACAGCCGGGTTGATGATCGAGTCCACACCTCTCATACGTGGAGTCTGACGAGTCTTGACCTCGTCCGAAATAGGGGTGTCTCCCCTCGCGGAGTAGAGTAAAGTGGAGAGCCACCACTTCGCTCCGGGGCGGGTCCGGTACCACCTCACACCTCCACCGGACTCGCCCCGTTTCTCGAGCACTCCTTTCGCATGCGGCGTCGACCCGGAAACGGGTCGGTGCCGTTTTAGGTATGATGGACGATGAGTAACCACCGGATCTGTTGCGATTGCCTTTCCGGTTGCGGGTCTTGCACCCAAAACCTCACCATGACGTGGCATGGTTCCGTCGAGTTCTTGGCCACTTGTTGTCCGTTCCCTAATCCCGGGTACCCAGATCCCTGCCAGAATGCCACGATCGGCTCTTGCGAGACTGAACCTTACAACTCGGACCCTAACTACAGTCCGTGCGCACCTTGGGAGTGGCCTTATGGTAACGCGTACGGTTGCAGTTACTTCAAGATAGACGAAGTCTTAGGACCACTTACGTTCCAACTCGTTCAAGTGGCCACTTCGACCACCGGGGTTCCGTTTTGCCGTTGGGAAGGTGAGTTGAATCTCACTTACGACATAGAGAGGTGTTGCTGGTCGGAAACTCAATGCGGGCCGGGTACTTCACAATTCATCTCGCCCATAAGCCTTTTGGTGCGGGCGGAAGTGATTCGTAACAACCTCGTGGGGAGTTTAGATGGTTGGCTCGTTCGGATCACCGTCACATCGAATTGGTTGTTCTACGGGGGAGGTTCGGCGGTCATAGAGTTGAGGCCAAACCCTGCTCAACTTGATCCCAATTCGTGTCCAGACTTCACCGAGACCTTTGATTACGTCATCCGCAATGACTGGGCAACGTTTCAAGAGATCCCCTATGGGCCGATGGTGCCCAACTCGGACCCGTGCAATGCTGGTAACATATTCACGTTCTCAGCCTTTTCCATTGGTTTTCCTCCGGTCTTCGCGTATGATGCGGGGTATGCGACCTTCTCATGAGTTGCACTCACCTTAACGGACGCCGATGCACGCTCGGACTGTGCAACGGAACCCCCGCTAAAACCTGCTGTGCTCGTTGCGAGTCTTACTCCGGACCGCCACGGGGTGCGGGCGACGTCGTGCACAAGGTCCTTCAAGTGACCTATGTAGCCTCCGCCGTGAAGAAGATCACCGGCGGCAAGTGCGGTTGCGAGGAGCGACGGGTCAAGATGAACGAGTTGGTACCATTCAAAGGCGGCGCGACGTGATGGAGTTCTCGAGACCGATCCCGGTCGTGGTTGAAGTCAACCGAGAAGGATACGCGATCTACGTCACCGACGGAGGACCGCTCGAGAACGACCTGTGGTGCGTCGTACTCTGTGACGGTGGCAAAGTCAGGCATTACCGGTCCGACCAGATCAGGATTCACGCGAACGCAACCCTAGGAATCGTCAAGGACAGACATGAACGCGATGGACGTCAGGGAGCGGATTGAAGTCAGGATCAGAGCCTGCCCGTGTGACGGTGACTGCTCGACGTGCGAACTGTTCCAACGTTGCCTCGAGGAGATCGAGAGGCACCGGGACGCACTCGAGCGGATCTCGTGCCTATCTCACTCCGAGTTACACCACGACGTGCGACGCGGGGCGTGATCTGGTGAGCCTTCACGCGACCGGAATGGTGGCATGAACCTCATTCGCATCGACAACGTTCACACCGGCGAGGACGTCGGCACCATCGCCGTGAACCCCGAACAGATCGCCGTGGTCTTCTGGGTCGAATCCGCCAAACACACCAACCAACCGTGCGCCGTGATCTCGATGAAAGACGACACCAAGATCTATTGGCTTACCGACCGTAGTGGGTACGACAAGTTCGTCAGCGGTCTGCCCTCGCTCACCTGACCGCTCAACCCGCTCTCCTTGTGAAGACGCCCCCGGCATCCACTCCCGGGGGCGTTTTCCTATCAGGACTGCAGGAGGCGGAAGAACCCGCTCGGCTTGTATTGAGTTCCGCCTACCGTGACCGTAGCGAACACGTCCACGAGTTGTGGCGTGACGGACGCGGTGTCAGCCGGGAGGACGTCCACGTAGCACTGGGGCTCCGCGGATGGGGTCATCGAGAGAGAGCCAGACCGGACCCACGACGAGCCTTCCGTGCGAGGCGTGAAGGTGACGGAGACCGTCCCGCCGGTCAAGTTCACAGCCGACCCGCTCAAGTTCCGGCAATAGAAGTAAATCCTCGAGGTCGAGTTCTTCTTGATGTCCTCAATGTGCGGCTTGTGCTCGTAGAGTGGCATGCGTTCACTCCTGCACGAAACTGGGCGGCACGAGGTACCAACCCTCAGGCAGGCACACTTCGTTGTTGGACAGAGACCACTCCCCGTCCACGAGAGCGTACACTTTCGACTTAGCCTTGGGGCCGATCCGTACCGGACTCCCCTCGGTCACTAGGACGGTTCTTCCGCAACCAGTCAGAGATGCGAGAACCAGCATCGCGGAGGCGACGATGGCCAAGGTCCGAATCGACACCGATGTGACCTCTTTCCAGTCGACGGTCAAGCCACTGGATGAGCGCGAGGGTGATCTGTGCGACGATTCGCTCAAGCATCGGCCTCGGGTTTCTTTTCCTTGGCGTCCTTGGCGAAGATCAAGCCGATCCCGGCCATGATGGCGGCGACCGCCGACGCGTAGTCCGGGACCGTCGAGGCGTTACCGTCAAAGATCGCGGTGAGGATCGAACCGACGGCGACAAGGATGGTCGCGATTCCCGCGACCGTGGTGTTCCGGTTGTTCATCGTTGTCTCTCGAGATTGGTAAGCCGTTCGTGGAACGACGTGCTGCGTTCATCGAGTCGGGCAAGGTGCGAGTCGATCTTGGACAGTTTGAACCACAAGAATGAAGAAGCCGCGAAGATGCTTCCGATCGTGGTCATGATGACGGACAGCGTGTCAACACTCATGAAAGGATCTCGTTCTTACGTGATTCAGTCAATACGCCGACGGACACCAAATAATTCATTCCCGCGACCGTCACCGGATCGTCGCTCACGACTTCCTGCGCGGCCTGTGACATCATCAGGAAATCCGCCAATGCGGGGTCAGAGAGGCTCCCAGTTCGGATCGAAGCACGCTCTCCCGGCGTAAATCGGCTCAGGAACTCGTACGAGGTCCAGATCACACGACGCTCGTCGGCGGTTTTTGGCCTAACGGTCCACGCCCGACGCACCCGACCGGCCTCGATGACGAAATAAGACTCTACAACTTGAATGGTCGGATCGTAAAGCGGATTCGGATCGTTGACGATCGGTAGGTAAGACTGGGCCTTGGGGTTCCCGCTGGCAACCCATTGGGCATGGAACGTCGGACTGATGTCCTTGATCTCCACGACGGCATTGGAAACGACGTATGCGTGTTCGGACATCAAGCAATCCTTCTGGGGTGAACGGCTACAGCAGTGGCAGCGTTGGTGATGGTCAGACCTGACCGAACATCTTGTATTTCACGCACCAGCGGAATGTACCACAGCAACTTGTCTGGTCGAATCAATGACGGACGGTATCCGCGAGCCAAGGCAGTAATCTCGTCTACGCTCAAGGCAACGTCCCAGACCGCGACTTCGGCCAACCGACCGTTGAACGGCTGGTCTGGGTTGTAGGTACCACCAGATCCGGTACCGAGAATCAGATTATCCAAGGCTCCGCCCGTGGCTCTGGAGGTCGTATTCTCAGTACCCGCAACACCATCGAGATATGCGATTCGACTGGTAGCACTAGCAAACCTAGCCACGGCATGGTGCCATGTGCCACTTCCATGGGTGGTCGAGGAGCCGCCGCCGTTCGTTCCAGCACCGCTTGAAGTGACGGCCTGAACGGCTGCACCGGTGGTGATCCTGAGGCTTAGCGACGGGCTCAAGTTCTCTGCGGTACTTCCCGACGACAGGGACACCAACGTCTTTGCGGTGGTGGTCGTGTCAGAGTTGAACCAGCACGCAAGAGTCTTCGGCACGTCATAGTTCGCGCCGAGAGCCGTTTCCATGTAGTCGTTGGTCCCGTCAAAGTCCCAAGCCATCAAGCACCTCCAGTCACTGGGGCCCTGCGGAGTTCAACCGCAATCACTTCCGCATCACCAGTCAAGTTGTCGCCCGTGTTCACGTCCGTGTTGGAAGAGTCCCGGTAGACCTTCAGTCGAAACGCATTTCCAGCCGCAAGACTGTCGATCTTGTTGTAGGGGATGTTGACGGTGGTGACCGAAGCGATGCCCGAGGAAGTGCTCGCGGCGGTCCGGGTTTCCATGTCCCCTTCGCTGTCAAAGGAGTCGGACGCGATATCCGTGGCGATGATCTTCTGGAACGTCGCCCCCCACCGGGCATATGTCGTGGTTCCGGGGGTGGTGGTGGGAACCCAGTGGATGATCACCTCAAAAGAGGTTCCGCTGGCGGGGTTCGTGAACCCCTGGGGGATGATCCCGACGAAGATGGCGGCCTCATTGGTCGCCCCGTCGTCGAAGTCCAGCACCGCGATGCTGTTGCGGGTGTCGAGCGTGGCGTAGTTGGAGGCCGGAGGCTGGTTGTCTAGGGGAGTCCACACGGCGTAGGTTGCCGTTCCCTGGTAGGGGGCAGCCCATTCGAGATCCGTCCCCCCCGCGTTGACGGTCAGCACCTGACCGGCGGTGCCACGGGCAAGACGAACCGCAGTGTCGGCGGCTGACCCCACGGCAAGATCACCGGCAGCATCCCAGATCGTGTCGGTCGCCACGCTGCCGGAACCGCCGGAAGCAGCAGCCCACTTCAGCCCGGTCGCCGTCGAGGAATCGACGGTAAGAACGTGGTTGTTGGTGGTTCCAACAGCAAGTGCAACGCTTTCGGTTCCATTGTGGACAACAAGATCGCCCTTGCTTCCGGTGGGTGCCAAGGCATCAAACGCAGCGGTGGCGGTAGTCTGTCCGGTTCCGCCCTTATTGATCGGGACAGTAGACTCCGTAGCGACGGTACCCAAGCCAAGACTAGTACGGGCATCACTCGGCGACTCGTTCTTCCACAGGCTGGTTGCACTCTCATAGACGAGAAAGTGATTGTTGGCCAAGGTGTCGGTGTCGATCAGGACATCGTGAAGTTCGCCGAGTTCCGAGTAGTTGATGACCTTGACGTAGACCCGACCTGCAGAGCCGTTACTGGCGTTGACCACCCATCCCAAGAAGACCCCGTGGGCGGGCTGGGGGGGTCGGGTAGTGGTGAGTCCACCGGTAGTCGTACTCAGCCACAAGGCCGCACCGTTGGCGAACGAACCAGTCGGTACATTGGACAGCCCGGTTAGTTCACCGGCTATCATCATGTACCCGTCGTTGGTCGTGATCGAGGTGGCGGCAATGCCGATGGTGCCGGTAGAGGTGGCCTCGGCGGATGCATCAGCAAGTTCGACCTGAAGATGGGTACCGACTGATCCGGTGATTCGAACGACTTCGCCCTTGTTGATCGTACCGCCAGACGCCTTGCGGACGGCATGCATGATGGCCTCGTTCACGTTGGACGAGTACGTTCCGGTCGTGACCGTAACGCCCGCAAGCGAGCCGCCGGTGATGGCCACGTTATTGGCCGCCTGCGTGGCGATGGTGCCGAGACCCAAGGTGGTCCGCTGGGCCGCGGCGTCGGCGTCGTCGAGAAGGGCCCGGCCCGCCGCAGTGCAAGTGATTTCTTCAACGTCACCGGAACTGGGGGTGGCCCGACCAAGCAACTTGTCGGTGGCGATGTTCTGCATCTTGGCGAACGTCACCGCATCGTTGGCGATGGTCGTCGTGTTGCCGTTGGCCGAGGCGGTCACGTCGCCGGTCAGGGCGGCACGCTCGAACGCAACTTGGCCGCCGGTGGCCCAGTTGGCAGTGACCGATGTCGAGTCGGTGACGACACGCTCGGCGGTAAGGGTGCCGTTGGCGGTCTTCACCAGATAGTCGGCGTTGGTCGGGGCACCGCCACCGGTGATCAGCACGCCACCAGCGGTCGATCCGTCACCGACGTAGAGTTTCTTGTCGTCGGTGGTGTACAGGGGCTCGCCGACCACCGGGGTGATCGCGGTCCGTTCGGCTTCGGTTCCACGCCTAAGTTGTAGGGGCATTGAAAGTTCCGAGGTCGAGGTTGTTCAAGGGAGCGGTGAAAGTGCCGAAGTTGAGGTCGTTGGTCGGTGCCGTGAACGTACCGAAGTCATACAAGTTCCCTGCGGCTTCCCCAACCACCAAACAATACGCGAAGACTTCAGGAGTCAACAAGCAATACGCGAAGCACTCGTCATTGATCAGGCAGTAGCCCGCCGGTTGGCCGAGGCCTTCCCGGACCACCGGGACGGCCACGGAGAGCCCGAGGGCCGTCGGGGGTACTGAGACCGCCAGAAGACCGAACAAGACGCTCGGAGACACCACGGCGTGGCTCAGGACCGGCGCCCCCGGCTCGAGGGCGATCCCACCAAGGTCGAGGGAGTCCAGAGAGGGCACCGAGGACGTCACCGAGGACGAGTCGGGGGCGATCGTGCGGTCGGTACCCACCAACGGGTCGGGTACCGTGAAGGTCGACTGACCCGGGTCGGGTAAGATGAACCAAGTCACCGAAGCGGACGCTGCCGGGCTCGAAAGGTTGAACTGAACCGGGTCGGGCGTCCGGGTCAAAGGCTCGAGGGCCACCGTCACCGACGGAGCAACCAAGGGAAACGCCGTGGCGTCTGTCCCTGTCGGACCGATCAACTGGTTGATGTAGACCGAAACCGACGGAACCGGGAACTTGATCTTGGCAATCGACGCAAGCGTCTGAGTGAAGTTCTGACCAACGCCGAGCGTGACGATCGTCACCGACGGCACCGACAAGTTGACCGACCGGGTCTGCGGCGAGACCGTCAGCACCATCAAGGTGGACGGGACGCTCGAGGTCAGGGACGCCGGGCTCGGCGTGACCGTCTTGGTCCCGAGCGTCAAGACCGGCTCGACCGGCGAGATGAAGAAGTAAGCGTTTCCGGGTATCAGCGTCGACAAGGGATCACCCGAACTGGATGATTCCCTCGGCGTTCCACTGGATCGTCACGTTGCCACCGTTGGCCGTGAACGGGAAGCCGCCGGTGTCGACGTACGCGATCGGAACGTTGCTCGAGTCGGCCCCGACGTGCTTGTACACCACCAGACCCTTGACCTGACGGGTTCCGGCCCCGAGGCTAGTCCACGTGATGTCGGCAGCGTCGAATTCAGCCCGGTTGTTGGCCGCGTCCTCGTTCACCACCTGCGACGAGAGGGTGATGCGGCTGTAGTTCGCACCGTCCATCTCGTCGAGAGTCGTGAACCCGGACAGCGTGTTGACGTCGTCCTCGGTGTGGACGGTCGTGTTGGTCATCACCAACATCGCCTTGATCGTGGCTCCGCCAGTGCCGAAGTCGATTTCGCCCTCGGCGATGGCTCGCTTGGCCTCGTTGTAGATGAAGTTGGCCATCTTTGTTTATCCAACCGGGGGGCGACACCCCATTTACGTACGTCGCAAAGAGACTCTTAGGAGAACACCAGCCGCTCGACTTTGGAACGCTTCCCGCGGTACAGGAACGCGGGTGTGCCCTCACCGAGCCACGCCCCTTCTACGTTGAACAGGAACCACTCTTCGGCCTCTTCGGTCGTCATGCCCGACGAGTCACACAAGACGCCGATGACCTTGTCCACGTCGTACACCACGACCGGTGGCTTGCCGCACCGTTGAAAGTGCCCGACGATGGCCTTGTCAAACGCCTTCTCGAGGAAGATGGTCTTGTCGGCTTGAGTCTTCTTATCCATGGTTCACGCGGAGTAACCGCCGTGCTCGACGGCTGAAGGACCGTTGTAACCGTACTCGGACAGGCTGTCGCCGGACGTGTGCAAGTGTTTGGCTCGAGTCGTGGCACTGATCACGTGAAAGTCGTCTCTACCGTCGGCGTGGTTGTTAGCGTAGTTTTCCGAGATCGTCACCCAATCACCCGGGTTGATGACGTTCACGTGCTTCGGGACGGCCCGGTAGATCGTCACCGCGGCGTCCGGCTTCCCCCTCGTCCTCTTGATGTGAAAGGTGGACTCCACGTCGTAACTGGTGGCCGGTCGCGAGTCGTGGTAGAAGTGCGGGTGCGTGTAGACGTCGTCCGGGTAGATTTGAGTCAAGTCGTGCAGAGGAGCACCATGCTCTGGGCCCGGAGGGCGATGTGAACCACCGTAGTCGTCGGTGTACACCTCCGACCAGTACCTCTCGAAGTCTTCGAACGTGCAGTGCCGGACGATCTTCGGGTCGTAGACCTTCGTGGCCTTGCGTGTGTTAGCGGTGGCCCCGGTGATCCTCGTGGCGGTGGCGACGTGGTCGGGAAAGTGCCTCTTCAGCACGTTCGCCATCTCACGGATCGAACCGGGGGCGGCTGGTTTGGTCTTCACGTCAATTTCGTACTCGCCCATCCCGTTGGTGTCACTGTCGGGGAGGTCGTCGGCGTCGTAAGGCTTGAAAGACGACACAGATAGTTCAAACGTTGGTTTGAAACTCGAATGCTTCACGCTCGCATTCCACTGGGTGACGGCGTGGTGAGGTTCGTCGGGGACGTGGTAGAACCTAGCACCGCTCTGATGGAATGCTGCACCCACGACGGTCGAGTTTCCGCCTTTCTTCCTGAATGCCGGATAAGCCAAAGGCAGGCTGTCTGGCGTGAAGGAACCAACTTGATGGTGCGGAATGATGCGGTCGATCTTGCCAAAGTCGGACAAATGACCGGCGTCCACCCAACCAACGTGCTCATAATCTGGGCCGAAAGCCTTTATATGGTCACCAACCATGTGCGAAGAGTTGCGGGCGTCGTGAGTCAGACTACCCGGCGGACGGCCCAAGTAACGCTCGATTTCGGACGCGGTGAACCTCGACATGTCAAAGCCGGGGTGGTTCCAGAGTGGAGTTGGATGAGTGTCAGGACTGTAATTCACTTGAGCCCCGCGAGGGCCTTCACGACCCGGTCAAGGTCTCCGTTCGGGATCATGACGTCGTGGCTGTGCCCGTCGGACGGCTGACACCGGAACTTGCGGACCTCGTGGTAGTGGCCGTCGGGGCCCTTGTCGGTCTCGCCGTTCCCGGTCGAGTCAAGCGTCGCCACGTGCCGGTGGGGGTCGCCCATGCCGCCGGTCGAGAGGGAATAACGCTGCTTACCGCGAAGGTGGTTCGAACTGGCCCGGTACACCACGTCACGCATCTTCTCGATCCCCTCGGGGCTCGAGAGGTCGACGTAAGACATCGGGGAACCCTCGCCGTTGCTTTGTTCCGGGCTCCCGTCTTGACCCATCATCATGGCCTGCGGAACCGCGAGGAGCGTCTCCCCGGGCTTGGCAGTACGGAAGCCGGTCTTCTCGGTGATCATTTCAGCCGTTACGTCGAACCCGAGCGACTGAAGCAACTGATACGCCTCGAGGATCTGGAGCGAACCCGGGTTTGTCTCGTCGATCGGCATGTCGAACTTCGGGAAGAGTTCGGGCGGGATCTTGTTGAGGGCACCGATCACCGGCACCAGTTCGGTGTTGATCGTCTCGATGAGGCCTACGCGGTCGAACTCGGTGATCCGCCCGAACGTCGTCCGCTCGTGCACTTCGCCGAGACTCTGACTGCCGACGTCGCCCTGATCGATGATCAAGGTCGAACCGAGGATCGCCTTCGACAGTTGGCGGTCCATGTACTCGATGAAAGACAGGTAAGTCTCGGCGGGTGCCCGCGTCGCTTCCTTGACCTCGAGGTCCCACTCCTCACCGGACGGATACGCGAGTTCCTCATCCTCTTGGTAAGCCTCGAGCAACTCGAGGGCGACCGAACGGGCGTCGGGGTTCTTGTACGGATAACGGGCGACGAGCACGCCCGAAGACAATCGTTGCAACCACCGTGTGTACAGGTTGAGGACGACGGTCTTGAAGTAGTAGTTTGGGTAGATCGAGTCCTCGAGGCCCTGACCCCAGTAAATCCGGCCCTCGTCTTGCGGGTTCCGATACGAGCCGCCGCTCGGGTTGTAGACGTGCTTGACGAATTGCCACGGGTGCACAAGGTCGCCGTAGAATACGTTGTGCCGCGTGAGCAGGGCGAGTTGGCCCGTCTTCGAGAACACGAAGCGGTCCTTGTAACACGGGTACATCCGCCCGATCCCGAGCGTGTAGTCGTCCTCGTTCAACTTCCAGAGGACTTCCTGAATCGTGATCCCGTCGAGGATCGCGTCCAGCATGTTGTTGAGCGCTTCGGTCTCGCGGTACTGTTGCTTCCAGAGCCTCGAGAACCGCTCGGCGACCAACTTGGCCCCGGGTGTGCTGTTTGCCGGAACGAACTCCCGGCGAAGTTGAATCGTCGCCAACTTGCGGACGTTCAAGCACCCGAGGATCTGGAGATCCTGTCGCATCCGGTTGGCGACGTCGGGATCGCGAAGCCGCGCCCGGCTCGGATCGTTCACGAGGTCGATGAAGTTCGCGAACAGCGTGTCGAAGTGGGCAGACCGGTGCCCGACGGCGAAAGGCCGCTGGGGGCGCACGACCATTTGCATGCCTTCGTACGGGGTCGGCGTCTCGAGCCGGTACTTCTCGGCCCTCGCCTCCCTCGCGGCACCGCGAGACTGGGAAGCCATGATCGGTGCGTTGAATCGGTCCATGATCTCGCTCATTACATTGTCCTCAAGGAACCGCACTGGACCGTTTGCCATACTCGGTGGTCGCAGTGTGCGACGTGTTACCGGGCTCCAAGAGGTGCCATTTCAGGTCCTCCCGGAGCGACTTCTTTACATCCGCGTTGTTGACGAGCGACTTATCTACCGGTAACAAGCCCTTGGTCATCAAGTTGATCGACTCGGGGTTGGTGCCTCTCGGACCCATCTTTTCCTGCGTCATCTCGTTGGCTTGGTCTCTGGTGACGAACTTACCTTCGTGAGTCATGAAACCATCACCCCAATCGTCCCACGCCTCCGGAATCCAATCACCGGCGGCTTCTGCAGCGTCACGAGCAGCACCGTGCCACGTACCCTCGTAAATCTTGCCGTCCTTGGTGCGGATGATCGCCGCAGAGCGGAACATGCCGTCCGAGTAACGGTCCAACTCGCCTAAGACTCCGAAGAACTCATCGTCGGAATATTTAATGCCCTTCCGCTCGAGGTGTTCCTTCAACTTCTTCTTGAAACGATCGCCTAAGCGACCCGATTCCGCAACGGATTCGTCCAAGGGCAAGTGACCTTTGACCATCAAAGTCGTCGACTCCGGATAAGTCTGAGACAATTTATTGGCCTGATCACGATTGACAAACTCGCCACCTTGAGTCACGAATCCGTCTTCGTACTCCGCCGGGTTATGCCACGGATCGTCACCATGGCCCGCGTCACTGGCAACTTGCCTCGCCGCCTCATGCCAAGTGCCCTCAAACACTTGACCGGTCTTCGTGTGCTTGATCGCCGCGGACCGGAACATTGAGTCGACGTGACGGTCTACCTCGTCGAGGTAGTCGTAGAAGTGACGGTCGGGGTCATCGATCCAAGGCCCGAAGGATTCCTCCCGGGCGATCCTTTCCCCTCGCTTCCGCGCCTCGGCCCTCTCGTCCATCTCCACCAGTCTCTTCTGCGCTCCCTTAAGCCCGGGGTGCGAATCGATGGCACTTTCCAGATTAGCCTTCGCCCCGGGCGTCAGCATTCCGGCGTTCGCGAGTGAGAGAGTCTCCCCCCGCGTGTAGTCGCGCTCGGGCTTGGCCTCCCTCACCTCGGCGGTGGCGCGGTCCCGGTCGTGAAACTCCCCGCCCTCCGTCATGAAGCCGTCGTCCCACATGAACGGATTGTGGGCGTCAGGATGTCCGGCCTGAGCGGCGGCGTCGTGGGCCATGACGTGCATAGGACCCTCGAACACCTGACCGGTGTTCTTGTGATAGATGGCTGCGGACCGGTAAGCGTGCCGGTCTACGACGTCGAGGCCAAGGTAGAAGTCCACGTCGTCGGACATCGTTTGGAACTCTTTCACGCCATGTCGGGAGCGGTTCTGGCGTAATGATTGACCCAGACGTCCGAGACGCCACCTTCCGTCATTTTCTTAGCGGCTTCATGGATCGCCTCGGGGACGGAAAGATGGGGTGCACCCTTGTGCACCTCCGCGGCAGCGTCGGCAAGGGTCCGGGTGTAGTCCCCGTGGAAATACTTACCTTGAGTCAAGTGGTAGTATGCGGCGAGCGCGGGGTGGGTGTTTTCACCAGTCGACAAAGCCGTCCACGACGGGTGCTTCTGAGAAGTCGACGCGTACCGTTGGGCCTTGATCCGCTCGAGGTCGGCCCGGTACCGGGAACCGGCGGACTCGGGCACCGACGAGAACGCATTCACGAACCCAGCCGCCTCCCCGCCGATCTTCCGGATCACGTTCGACGGGTCTGGAACCGGACCCATCTTGGACGGACCGGCACCGGCGGCAGTCTCGCCCGCGGCCTTGGTCGCCTGACCGGTCGCAGAGGGAGCGGCAGCCCCGCCGGTCGCAGCACCACCGGCGGAACCCCCGGCGGCA